GCCTACATGGCAGAAGAATCTACAGGAGTTAATGGTGCTGTCGTTCGGGTAAATTCCACCCAAGATTTTGATGCAGAATTATATTTCCTGGAAGATTATGTAGAAGCTGGATATGTGTCTTTAGGTGATGATAACACGTTGGCAGGGTTGCGAATCATTGAATCTGGATGGAAATTTACAGCCAATTCTAGCACTGTATCAATTTCATTTGATCCATACAATGCTGCCGGAGAAATAGCCACTGTGACATTTAATACAGGTCTTGTATATAAAGCACCAGGTTATTTCAAAGATGCCTCTGGTTTCTTGTCTGATATTAACAAATTATATGACAACTACTATTATCAACCTTATTCCTATTTGGTTACTTCTACAACACCTGTAGATGAATGGGGTACAAAATATTTGAAAAGCACACATCCTAGCGGCTTCAAAATGTTTGCTGAATTAGAATTAACTGGTTCTGAGTCTATTACGGCTATTTCAACAGGCAGTTTGACAGCCATAGACACTACGCCATAACGTATAAATATTGTTAAATTAACCTAAAAAACTATGCCCGCACTTCTTCCTTACAGATTTCGCTCGGAACTTGCCAGAGAATTTCATAGAAGCATAACCAACACACGAAATGTGGTTTCTTCTGATTTAAATTCATTGACACCTACTGGCAACACAATATATGTGTACATTGCCACGTCTGGTCAAACAACGTTTTCAGGCTCAGATTCAGATGGTAAAACGTTAGCTTATACACCTGGAAGAATTGCAGTGTATGTGAACGGCACACAGTTAGCTACAGATGCATATACTGCGACTAATGGAACTAGTGTAGTTTTAGACACAGGTGCTACTCTCAATCAAAATGTTGTGATTGTAACATACAACGTGTACACCTATCCTAATCCATCAGATTATTATTATGTGTTTTTAGGTAGAACAACTGCTTGGTCCAATGACTCGTCAGCCCCTACACCTACAGACACACGTGAAACAGATACACAAACTCGACGCGACATCATGGCAGTAAAGCGTGTTCAACCAAATGACACGGCACTCATGATTAATCGTGTAAACTGGACAACTGGTACAACATACAAGGCATATGATAGTGATGTGGTGTTACAAAATTTAACTGATGATTTCTATGTGATGAATAGTGGATATCGTATATACAAATGCGTGTATGCTCCTGCTTCTACCGCCTCAACAGTGGAACCCACTCATACAACAGTTGGTCCAGTATCAACAGCAGATGGGTATAAATGGCAGTTTCTTTATGAAGTTCCAGTTGGAGATAGAAACAAGTTCTTAACAGCAGATTATATTCCAGTTCGTTTTACTTCTACATCATCAGCATTTGACCATAATGGTGTAGTAAGTTCAGTTACTATACAAAGTTCAGGAACAGGTTATGTATCAGCTCCTTCTGTTGCAATTCTAGGAGATGGTGCAGGTGCCACGGCAACTGCAACGATTGCCGCTGGAGGAGTAAACAGTGTCACCATTACCAACGGCGGTGAAGGATATTCATATGCCCTTGTAAGTTTTTCAGGTGGCAGTGGTTCTGGTGCGATTGCAACTGCCAGTTTAGAAACTTCTGATGTACCGAATCCCATCAATATTGATGTTGCTGCAAATGCTTCTGTGAAAGCAGGTTCAGTGGAATTTGTGAATGTGGTTAATGGAGGTACAGGTTACACAGGATCTACATCAATTACTGTAACAGGTGATGGTACTGGATTGGAAGTAACTCCTACAATTTCTGGGGGAGTCATAACCGCCGTCACTGTAACAAACCCTGGCGCGGGATACACCTACGCTACTTTGACACCTTCAATTGGTTCTAATGCATCTTTACAAGCAGTAATCTCACCACAAGGCGGACATGGCAGTGATGTTCCTAAAGAGTTGCTTGCAAACGTAGTAGGCATTGTGGTCTCTATTGAAGATGTTGCTTCAGACTTTTTCTTGAATAATAATTTCCGTCAATTTGGATTGATAAAGAACATTAAACAATATGAAAGTAACACATTGTTTTCTTCCAATACAGGAAATGCTGCCTACGTAGTCACAGTTTCAAGTGGAACTCCGTACACGATTGATGATATAATAACCACAACTTCAGGTGGAAGATTCATTGTGACATATAAATCTGGTACTACATTACATCTTCTACCTATCATTGATGATACCAATTTGACAGCTGGTTCCATTGTATCTAACGAAACCACGCCCTCAGGATCTACCCTAACTTTATCAACCGTAACTTCTCCAGAAATAGACTCACACACCGGAGATATTGTGTATTTACAAAACATTACTCCCGTGACACGACAATCTGAACAAGTTGAAAAAATTAAACTTTATTTTAGCTTCTAAGGACACCAATGCCAAACAATATTAATCTTAATGTTAATCCATATTACGATGATTTCAGTGATGAAAAGCAGTATCAACGTATCTTGTTTAAGCCAGGATATGCGGTACAAGCTCGTGAATTAACACAAATTCAAACCATTCTTCAAAAACAGGTTGAACGTTTTGGTAATCATGTGTTCAAAGAAGGAGCTGTCATCACAGGTTGTGATTATGCTTTGAATACTAAAGTATCATATGTGAAAATTTTAGATACTGATGCAGATAGTGGCACTATTGATAATGATGACCTGCTAGCATATGAGGGTGAAGTGATAGTAGATGATGCAACTGGATTGAAAGCCATCATCAAGAAAACTACAGGTGGATCAGAATCAGGTGTATATAAAACTTTACACGTTCAATACATTAATCAAGGGACTAACGGAACCACAACAGTATTTCCTGCAGATTCAGAACTGCATCTAGAGTCTGATGACACCATTACCTTTGTGGTTGCATCATCAGGCACCACACCTACAGGTTATGGTTCATTGTTCTCTTTGAAGGATGGTATCATCTATGGCAAAGGAACATTTGTAATCCACCAAGAACAAACAGTTGTGGTTTCTGCTTACAGCAGCACACCTTCCAAGAAGGTGGGTATCACTATTGTGGAAAGTATTGTAGGGTCAGATGCTGATAACACATTATTAGACCCAGCTACAGGAACATACAACTACACTGCTCCAGGTGCTGACCGTTTGAAAGTTTCTACTTTGCTAGAAGCGTTTGAACCAAATGCAGTCACCGCCGATGATTTCAACGTGTTGTTTGAATTGACAACAGGTAAAGTTGCTCGTCGTTATGATTTAACAGATTACGGTGAATTAAACAAAGTTTTGGCAAGAAGAACTTATGATGAGTCAGGTGACTACACTATTACACCATTCAATCTTCTAGTACGCGAACATTTAAAAAGCGGAGATAATGGTGGTGTATATTCTTCCGGAGATGGAGGATCTAGCTCTAAATTAGCCATCGGTGTATCTGCTGGTAAAGCTTATGTTAAGGGGTATGAATACCAAAGCTATGCCACACAATATTTTAGTATTGATAAAGAAACAGACACACGTGATGTAGAATCAGCCAACATCAGTACCGCCTATGGATACTATGTCATTGTTGATGAAGTGTGTGGTGTAGCAGCATTAAATACAGGAAAATTAGTGGAATTGTATACTGGTAGTGCATTAGGAGCTGCCACAGATAGCAATTCTGACACCACAGCACCTTCAGCAGGTGATTTGATAGGTACTGCACGTGTTCAATCCATTGAATATCATTCTGGTACCGTAGGACAACCTGCTTGCAAATATCGCTTATACTTGTCTGATATCAAAATGACAAGTGGTAAATTTACAGACACCGTTTCCATCTACTCTAGCACCACACCTGCCTTTTTTGCCGATATAGCAGACACTCCTGCTTCTTTGCAAGACACCTCGTATGGAACCATGTTGTTCCCAATTGCCAGCAATTTGTCTACACTAGATTTGGGAGCTGGATATTCCAATGATTTTGTATACAGAAAGGTTTTAACTGGAACAGTTGCTTTAAATGGATCAATTACATTTTCATTGTCGGGTGATGAAACATTTGCGTTCACAGCCAACACTACAACTGCACGTAACAATGAAATTATGTTAGTGGCAAATGCCACGATGACATATACCACAGACGGGCCAGGCACTGCATATGAAAAGGGTCAAATTATTCCTTTAGGGTCTGCTGTAGCTACATCAACAGGTGTCATTTCATCTATTTCAACTACTTCCCTGACGATTGACATCACTAATAAGACTTTGGATAGCACGTATGGCGTGACAGCATTTGTGTCAGTAAGAAGAACGGACACATCACCACGCGCAAAAACATTAAGAAAGAATCGTTATGTAAAGTTGCAAATTTCCAAGGACTTTACTACTACTTCTACCATCACGAGTTCAAGTTCCACCACCTTCACCATAGCATCTATTGCATCTGATGATATGGCAGTAGGTGACATTGTATATCATGATAGCAACTCTGATGGAGTGTACACGGTAATTGGAACCATTACTGGTGTTAATACTGGAACAGGTACTGTGACCATCACAACAGCTGCCTCGAGCTTGGCCTCAGGCGGTACTGTACGCATCACACACCCTAGTTTTAATCCAACCACTGAAACTTTAGATGCGCCGTTATATTTGGGCCAATATGATGTTATAAAAATTAATTCCATAATGTCAGGATCCACGTCTACAGCTTTTGCTTCTTTGGCAACTGATGTGACAGATAAGTTTGTTTTGAACACAGGACAAACTAATTCTTTATATGACATTGCATCCATCTCAAAGAAAGGTAATGAAACCTACGATTTGTCTAGTGCAACAGACAACAAACGGTTGTTGATTGACTTTGATTACTTTGAACATAGTAGTTCATCGTCATTAGGAGGATATTTCTCAGTGGATAGCTACCCATTACCTGTGCAAGGTGTTGCAGCAACATCTTCACAGATTGAATGGACAGCATTACCTAAATACATGACTCCTAATGGACTAGAAATAGACTTGCGTGATGTGTTAGATTTCCGCGCAACAGTGACAGCTGTGGCAGGCATCACAACTACAAAATCCACTACAGTGTTGAATCCCGCATCTTACACAGAATCCACTAAAACATTTCTGTCTGGCATTTATACACCACATGCACAAGAAGAATTTACTACCGATTATCAATATAATTTGGGTCGTGTGGATAGAGTTATTTTAAATGTGGAAGGTGAATTTGAAGTGATGACAGGTGTAGCAGACCCAACTCCTGTAGCTCGTCCACAACCCGCTAGTGCTATGACATTGGGAACTGTGTTTGTACCTCCATTCCCATCTACCTCTCCAAAAGTGGCACGTTCTTTGAATAGAAAGAATTATGCTGCTGTAGTTACACCTGTAGAGAATCGTAGATATACAATGCGAGATATCAATGACATTGACCAACGCTTAGAAACACTACGTAAATACACTGAACTATCCTTCCTAGAACAGAAGTTATTGAATAGCACGTTAGTAGATTCAAACAACGATGAACGCCCCAAAAATGGTATTTTGGTGGATGATTTCATGGATCACAGTCGTGGAAACACAGAGGATCCAAATTACAGCTGTGCTATTTTCAATGGTATTTTACAGCCTACTTTGAAACCCATGAACTCCCAGTTCGATGTTGCTGCATTGACCAATTTAACACAAACATCTAAAGATGTGTTCATTGTGGTGGAACAAACAGGTGGAGCAACAGCATATGAAGTTGGAGAAACAGTTACAGATGGCACTTCATCTGCAACAGGAACTATAAAGCATGTGGTTATTTTGGCAACAGATGTTACAACAAATTATACCTGGGTTCGTTTATATTTGGAAGATGTTTCTGGTGTTTTTGGCGCTGGAAACACTGTAACTAGCACAACAAGTGGAGGAGACCCAGTAACAGGTGTTATTCCATCGGACATTACAGATGAAACCAACATGTTAGCAGCTTCCTTGCCATTGATATTGCGACCTGACGCAGTGGTTGCAGCATCACCAGGCAACCTTGTAACATTACCATATACACATGCAATATATGCAGAAAATCCATATGCATCTGAGGCGATAAATACTACAAACAAGTTGTTGTTCGCATATCAAGGTATTATTGATTTAACTCCTGCATCTGATCCATGGTTTGATGAAGAAAATGCCCCTGAAGGAGATAGTTTCACTTTACCTAACACAGGTTCTACAACTTGGTTTGCATCAGTTGCAGCTCCACCAAGAGCCGCAGCTTCAGCAAGTTCTGGAACAGGTAGCACGGGATCTACTAGCGATTCTGGAACTTCCTATACGTCTAGTGGATTTGGTGGCACTGGAAGTGCAGGACAACAATACTATTATAACCCAAGTACGGGTGCATATGAACCAGATTATTCCAATCAACAATTCATAAATGTGCAATAGGAGTTTATTAAAATAATGTCAACTATTCTACCTTATATTCGAAGCAGCGTTGTTGATTTCACTGCCAAAGGATTGAAACCTTTCACACAGGTGTATCCTTTCTTTGATAATCAAGATGTTTCTGAATATTGCAAAATGAATTCTGATGTGGATTATAATGAACCTTTAGTAACAGATGTCAATGGTGAAATCAGCGGACAATTCAGAATACCTGCAGGCACATTTCTTTCTGGTGCGAATACTTTCATTCTTACTAATAGTTCTACTGGTTCCACAACAAGTGCAGATGCTAATGCAATAACTAGTTTTGTTACTAACAAATCTGGTATATATGAATCTAGCAATATCATCAGTACACAACAACCTGCCATCACAATAAGTCGTTTTGAAACAGTACAAAACCCCATAACTGCACGACAAACTTTTGGTATTTCATATAAAGATCCTTTAGCACAAACGTTTGTAATTCAAAATAATTCACATGGTGTGGCATTAACAAAAGTTGATGTGTATTTCAAATCTCGGCCAGAATCTGCAAGTGCTTCCGCTTCGGCAGCAGACAACGCGCCCATCACACTAGAAATTCGTGAAGTTGTAGATGGGTTCCCAAGTGACACAGTGGTTCCTTATTCCAAGGTAACACTATATCCTAAAGATGTGAATCCTTCGGATGATGCATCGGCCCCCACGGTATTTTTGTTTTCTTCTCCTGTATATTTGAAAAACAATACTGAATATGCTTTGGTGTTAACGCCCGCAGGTGATAATAACAATTATGAAGTTTGGGTGGGACGTTTAGGAAGCACCATTGTTGGTAGCACAGCTATCGTTGATAGACAACCTAATATTGGAACATTGTTTATTGCAAGCAACGACGCAGGTTGGGTGTCTTATGCTGACCGTGATATCAAATTCACATTATACACCGCAGAATTTGATTACACTTTAACCGGTGTAATGGAACTCAAAAACAAAAAAATTGATTATATAACATTTCCATCATCAGAAACATTGAAACCTGGTGATAGAATCGTTCAAAGTACAGGAACTGGAACAATACTATATTGCAATAATATCACACATGAAGCAGAAATGTTAGTAAACACAGGATATTTCACTTCTGCCAATGTTGTGGCTCTAAGTTCCCCCATCACAGGAACTATCACTTGCACTACAGGCAGCACCACAGTTACTGGTTCAAGTACGTTGTTCACAACAGATTTAACTGCAGGTGATATCTTGGTGAATTCTTCTGGTACCACCATAGGTACTATTTCAACTATCACTAACGATACCAGTTTAACATTGACAAGCAATGCAGCTGTTGCTGTTACGGCAGGCGTCACTTACATTAAAAATCAATTTGCCATCACGGTAGATGATAATGTAGTTCACGTTATTTCTCCTGGATTGTCTTATTTAAATTTCAAAACAACTGATGTTGATTGGGAATACAAGATTTTCAACTCATCAGGATCTGACACAAGTTATGTTACTCTTCCTGAAGTTTCTGCTGTCACTTATGGTGAAAGAAAAATATATTCATACTCACACGAACAACAAACTTTATCACCAACCTTAGATCCAGATGAAGAAGGTACTTTAATGGTGAAAGCTACTGTGACTGCATCCACTGATAACATCTCACCTATAATTGACATAGAAAAAACCAATGTCATTTTAATGGAAAATTATGCAGATGCATTAACAGATGAATTATCTGGAACAGCTACTACAGATAATTCTACAAAAATTGTTTCGGGTACTTCTTCCTCATATCAATCAGAAGTTGTAGTGGGAGCAGTTCTTCGAAATGATGATGATGAAGTTTTAGGAATTGTTAATGGTGTTTTAAGTGATACATCTATACAGTTATATGCTAATGCCACAAAAACAATTTCTACAGGTGAAACCATCAAAGCTGACAATGTAGCATCATCAGAAGTAACAACACGTGTTGGTCAATATATAACAAAAAATGTTGAACTGGCTAACAATCAAGATGCGGATGATATCATTGTATATTTGAATGCCGATATTCCTCCTAATACTGATGTTCGTGTATATGTAAAACTATTAAGCGCAGCTGATACTAATGGTATGAGTGGTCGTGTATGGACACTACTAGAAAAATCTCGGGCTAATTCCACTATAAGTTTTGCTAATTGGCAATATAAGTTGCGTAAAAATAGTGTTGATGAAACAACTGCTGTAGGAGGATTGAACACTAGCGATATATTCCAATATAAAACGTTAGATAATTCTGCTACCTATACAACATTTAAGACCTTTGTTGTAAAAATCGCCATGATAACATCTAACCCTGCTGTTGTGCCTTCTGTGTTCAACATGGGTGTTGTAGCACTACAGTCATAATATGAAAACATCTGACGTATTTCAAAGAGATAAACAAACATCAGCTTTGTTAAATACTGATGACAATGCTATACGCAGTTATAAAGCTAAAAAACAACAAATGCAAAAAATTAAAGATATGGAACAAGATGTTATAAGCATCAAAAATGAAATATCTGAAATAAAAAATATGTTACACCAAATTCTTACTAAGGTATAAGAAATGGCAACAATCACACTCAGAGCAACCAATGGCGGTCCACTAACTAATGCGCAAGTGGATGCCAATTTCACAAATTTAAATACAGAAAAAATTGAGCGTGATGGCTCTATTCCTATGACAGGTAAACTGACATTGGATACACCAGTGGCCGGTAATGCCAGTGTAAACTTTCCGTCATCAGCCACTAACCCAACGTCACCTGCGGCAGGTGACGTTTGGAACAATTCTAACGCTCTGAAGTTCTATGATGGGTCTGTTGCACAAACATTGGCAA